CAGGAGATCAAACCGTGGTATGGTGCGACAAGCGCGGGCCCCGCGAGTTGCGATTCAGTAATTGCAGTATGCTTCCGGTGGTCAACGGGGAATAGTGGCTATACCAGTCCATTACTCCATTCATCGGTGAATCTGCCCCCGGTCAGGTCCGCTGGCCGGGGGGTTAACTTTGAGGTAAACATGAGTGAATTGATAGATTTGATCCAGGCGATCGAGGCCGAACGTCCCCGTCCGGCCCCTGACGCAGTGATTGTAGAGCCCGGCCCTGACTGGTCTGAGCTCGCCAATATGGTCAGGGCCCAGGTCCACGGGATCGTGGTAGATTTGGCATTCGTGGCGCTGCGTGAGCTGCTGTCCATGATCCGCCGATACAACGAGCTCTACGCGGCCTACTGGGCTGAGATCGACGACACCGCCGAGTACCTGGGCCGGCTGGAGGGAGCCTATGCCGAAATCCGCACGCTGCGGGAGCGGGTCGCCGACCTGGAACAGCGCCTCGCCCAGCGGCCGGTCAATCCAAGCGTGACGATTCCAGCCCAGGACATCACGGTCCGCGCGCCGCTCCAACAGGAGATCCTGCGCGCGATCGCCGCCGGCCTGGGGAGGAGCTGGCGCATCGGGGACCGCATGATTGCCCAGGGGCTGGCCAGCGATCGGTCGAGTTTCCTAAACGCCCTGCAAAAATTGACCGGCCGGGGCCTGATCGCCGATTACCAGGAACGCGGCCGCGCCATCCGCTGGACCCCCACGGCCGGCGGCGGGCGCCGGCTGGTTATCCTCACCGACGCGGGGCGCGCCTGGTGCGAGTCCGCGTTCGGCTATCCGCCGGCGGAGTCCGAGCTGCTGGGCATCGCGCGCCGGCACGGGATCTCGCACGGGGTGGGCATCCTGGAGGCGGCGGATTATTTCCGTGCTGCCGGCTACGAGGTGGATAGCGCCCCCGAAGCGATCCTCGCCGGCCCGGAACGCTGGGGACCCAGGGCCGAGCCCGATCTGGTCATCATTGCCGACGGCATGCGCTGGCCGGTCGAGGTGCAGCGCGAGGTGAGTGAGCGGCTCACCGATAAGTGGCGTAAAACGCTGGAGCTGGCGGGGTGCTTGGTCATTGTGCTGTTCAACGAAGAGGCACGAGAGAACCAAGCGCGGATACTGAAGCGGGCCGGGGTGGGGAATGTGGTATTGCTCAGCCTGGAGGCAATGGAGCGGGGAGGGATTGAGTTGTTACCTGGGTAACAAATAGATCAGTCAAGGAGGGTCCGGATCTAACAGGGCCCTCCTTGTAAGAAAGTTGAAATATCAACCTTCTACTCTTTGGGGTGCTTTTACAGTTTCAAGAACATCAATGATCTTTTTTGCGTAAATATAGTACTCTACAAAATTTCTCAATAACCCCCTGACCCTGCTTTTTGTAAGTTTTACACCTTTTAAATGAGCCGCTTCATTTCTTGCAATTCTTATTTCGTCAAATACTAACGATAGAATTGTGCGCATTCCTTCTTTTGCGCTTGCCGCGTCTAACTGAGCACTGAAGTCATTGGTTAGCTTTATTTTCATTTCTTCGAATTTTTCAGAAATGTTTTTTTTATTCTTTAGTTTGTCAGCATACCATTTCTTACTAGCTGGCTCACCCAGGCTTTCTTTTATTTTTTCGATCATAACATCTACCAATCTTTCTGATGCCATACCCAATAAAATTACGGCGGCAGTAAGATGATTATCCTGAAAAACAGCGATGCTTTCTTGTAGATAAACACGCATCTCTTCATCCGCTCCAGGGAAATTATCAAGATAACCTTCTGGATCGTATACTTTTATTTCTTTATCTGGATCAGTAAGCTCGCTTACCCCATAAGGTGTTACCAAAAATGAATTCATACTAAAGTAAAAATTCATGCGGAATCGCTGTCCATCGCTTGGCATCAATTCTTTTTCGGCGGTAGGAATTAAGATTCCTTGGAAATAATAGCGCCAGACTAAACTTCGTATCGATTCAACTAAATACTCTTCTACAGAATAATTAGGAAAGCTATCTGAAATATCAATGGAGGCTACACCTTGTTCGCATATAGAATCAATTGAGCGCCCCTTAAGATCTATCAATCTTTTCATTTCTAATTTTCTGACTGTCATTCCTATGAGTTGGCGCACTCGCATTCTCTTGTTTCCATTTACCTCTATCTGATGCACAAGAACTTCTCTCACAGTTTCTTCTATATGCTGCTCTGTAATCATTTTGCTAGTCCTTTGATTTTCTAACAAGGTAAGATCCAGTCATATTTTAATCGTATTTAATGAAGTTTGCACTTTATAGAAACGCGCCCGATCATAAGATCGGGCGCGCATCTGCGAATATTCGCAGATACCACTGCAGTGCTACGCCGGTGTAACGCCGATGAAAACCCAGACTGGAGGATAACCAGGCATCAACACCTGTTCCTCCATATCGATCTTTAGGTTTTTCGCGATTGTCGTTATCTCGGTGGCTGCAAATTTATGGTAGTTTGCAGCCAGATACCTCGCAACCTGTTCATTCGTCTGCAGCGTCCCTGCCTCGGACTCAGCGACGAATGGATAATTATCGATGGTTCCTTCGACATGGTCAATGTTTCCCATCGTATACGCGAGAGTAATAACAACGTGTTTCGATTTTGAATTCACTTTGCTTCCCATCCTCTTTCTCCTATGGCAATCCGTAGACTGGCTTGGCCAGCGCTCGCAGTAATGCAATTGTGTCGTTGCTGAACCACGACGCGAACCCTGCAGTTATTCCGATGTCTGCGTTGGCATGATTCAATCCGGGGGCATACCCAATGTCCAGCGGCTGAACCGAGGCGTTCATCGTCGCCGGAACTCCGACCGTTACATTTGCGTTGTTTCCGTTAACATCCAGATCGATTCTGGATGATGGTAGGAACCGGGCAGAGATAATCGCCCATGTTTCTACCGCCAGAGCGACGTTGATGTCTCCGTAATACCCAGACCCGTTATTCATCACGAAATTTATCGACGATTGAGAATCCAGCGTCCCGAGAAAAAATGCACTGGCCGACGGAGTGGTCGAATATTTTGACACCAGCCCATGATACCCGGTCGGAGAGATCGCATATGACCGAATGCGAGCGATTGTGATAACAGTAAACCCGCGGATATCCGATGCCATGTACGACTCGTTCCCCTGAATCGTTAGCCCGGCCTCGTGCGATCGGCTCAGATACTGCGAGGATGCGGACGAAAATACTCCATACCCGGCCCCATTGATTGAGTTAAACGTCACTGTGCCATTATTCGTCAGGGTTCTACCCTGGCCGCTCAAATCATAGACGTTCCCGCTGTTGTCCAGGCTCGACATATTATAGAGAAATCGCAATCCGGGCAATCCCAGCAATGTAGCGATCAGTAACGCCGCCCGATCATCCAAAAATTCCAGACCAGTGGCGTCAGGTTTTACCCGGACTCCGAAACCGCCAGCGTTGGTGTAGGACCCAGGAACGGCTTCCAGTTCGATGAACTTTAGTTTTCTGGATTCGTAGGCACCCTCGGATTCGTTTCCTACCAGAGTAAATCCATCATCGTGTGAATCCACTAATACGTCAGTTAGATCTCCCAGCGTGGCTGTTAAATTCGCAGATAGCACATGCGTGGTTGGGTTCAGATCCAGATCTATCGTGGGGGTATCAGCGACTGAAATTTCAGCGACGCCGCCCCCAAATGGAGTATGAATGTGAGTGGCGTTTCCGATTCCGGCCACGTAGAGCGATACGGTAATCGTCACTGTATGTGTAGTTACAGCAAAATATTTAAAAACCAACCGATCCGTGGCCGCAACATCATGCGCACCTATAGCCGCATCGATCTCGTGATTGGTTACGGACGTTTCGTTTATTTCATCCGTAGTTAAACTGAATAACTCAGTTTCGACTCCACCGGCAGTTCTTTTGTAAACCCGAATTACAATCTTGGTTATTCCAGTAGCCAGGGAAACTTTGCAATACGTGGGGGCATGCCATGCTCCTCCGGGAATTCTGGTGATGCCGATTCCCGTTACCGGATAGGTAATAAACGATTTTATCAAAACCTCTCCAGTGGAGCTTGTGCAATTTGCGGTGTAAACGGTCTCCGCTGCGGTATCCGGCGTGTTTACTATTTTTTGATAGGTAGCCACATCCGCCGCCGCCGTTTGCAAGAAAATCTCCGCCTGAGTCAGGAAATTTTCACGGATGATCTGATCAACCTCAGCGGGTGTGGTGTAATCTGTAGGCGTCCATTTTGATCCATCCCACCCCAGCCCATCACCGGAGGCTGGAGATGCAGCGTCCACATTGGATAAATCGTCGAGGTCGGCCCCAAATTCCAGGGCCGTTTCTCCTGTATTCACGCGCACCAGTTTTTTTGATTGCCCGGTATAACTATCTGGCGTGTCGGAGAGCCTCAGGAATGACGGCGCGGTCGTTTGTTGCCCACTCAGTCGTAGATCAGGAATATCCCCCGCAAACCAATCCACTGGAACCAACGGTGGCCGCAAGCGCACCGCCGCCGAAACATAACAATCTACCGGCGGAATGCTCAAATCCTCCAACTCGCTCACGCCTGGAGCGTAGACCTGAACCGCGCCATTTGCATCCAGGTAGATCAACACCCAGCGCTCTTCACTGGCGTCGTAATAAGATGTCAAATCCACATCGACCGGATCGCGCACGAAATGAAATTCTTCAGCGCAGTAGTAGGCCCCCCCCTGTACCACAATATGCCCGGCCGTTTCAGACGGCTGGACCCGTAACTCGTAGATTTGATGCATACTGAGCCAGGCTAACATATCATCGGCATCCTCTCTGAATTCGTGAGTAGATCCATGCAATGGGAGATCCCATATTCCCGGGGGAATCGCCGGGTTCCCGGCTATTTCACCGGCCTGCAGGGCATTGGCGTCAATGTCAATAATGACCTGGCGGCCGGTGAGGGGATCGGTTTCAATTTTCACGGGGAGGTTCAGCCACCCCCGCACACTCCCTGAATAGATTCCGGGTTCGTACCCGTTAGGCCTCACAACGCGCACCCACCATTCAGGGCGCTCATTTCCGGATTCGTCCAGGGGATGTAGATTACCGTTGGCATCCCCTAAAATCCCGTAAAAAAACGGTCCCTTTTTGCGAATATCGTCTGATTGTTTCCGCAGGTCTCGTCGTCCAGACATACCGCCTCCTAACGCGGCTTGAATTTTATGCCATACGCGGCGCCACCGCAGGTATATGGAATTGATCCCGTGTACGGCGCCGATCCGGGGCTGTTTCCGGCCCGGCCGACCGGAGTCCCGCCGTCGCCGTTCACAGTAAAAATTATGTGAGGGCTTCCAGACGTTAAACCGGAATCCCTCCCGGTAATCATCCAGTCGGGATATCCGCTGACCGGAGTGAGCAAATGCGTCATTGCCGGAGAGAGCGTTGCCGGGCTCGCACTCACCAACGAGCTCCATCCGTCGATCGTGCGGAATATTTTAGAGGAACTCATAATTCTCTGGGCGCTCCAGCTGGATGAGGATATAGCCAACGCATCAGGGTGTTGAATTCCCAGATTTTTGGAATCCTGCAATATGGTCGCGGTCATCCCCGGGGCGGAGATCCGCACCAGATCTGGGCCGCCGTATCCATTCCCAGCCACCAACGCCTGAGACAACGAGAGCGCCGAAACGGACATCCAGGGAGTCCAGGCGCTAAATCCAAGACTCGACGAAACGCTCCAGTTGTCTCCACCATCTGAGCTATATGCGATTAAACCCCCTCCCTGGTTCCACGTACGCCACATCGTTGAACCATAAACAAACAAGGCCCCGGCCCCATATAGGGCACCATAGTCGAGAATTTTTTTAACGGTCCAATTGGCCCCATAGTCGACCGATTTAAACAGGTACTGACCTACGTCATAGATCCCTCCACTGAAATACGCATATACGGAACCAGTAGATTGATCCACGGTCACCCAATATAAAGTCCCGGCTCCGGCTCCGATCGCCGTCCGAGCCTGCGCCTGAGTCAGGGCTGGGCTCCAGCTCCCGCTGATAGTAGAACGAACATACACCGTGCGCTCGTCCTCGGTGATGCAATACAGGTAATTGCGAGTAGGATCGTAATCCAGCTGGCGGATTTTTGTAGACAGCAGGCCATCGTTAATCGCGGTCCATGTGGGCTGTGAGAGGGATGTCGGGTCGACGAAGTTCGTGGTTTTGTAGACCCCGAGCAGGTTTGTGGGGACATATCCCTCTAACGGCCAGCTGGGCCGGGGCGGGATCGGGCGAATCGGCGGCGTGATCGGAGGGATAGACGGAGTCGGGATCACCACCGGGGGCGGTGGGGGAATGACTACCGCCGGAGATGTGGATCCGTAGGAGCGACCGATAACAGAATGTTTCCAGCGCAATTTTTCAGCATCAAACTGCAACTGGGATGATTCAATGGCGACTCTGACAGTGCCATCTTTGGTGTAGAGATCCACCAGTTTTGTGGTAGCCGGATCCACCACGGCATCCAACGGCAAGAACGTATATTTTTTGGAATAATTGGCAATCCCGATGTGCCGGCCGGCCCATAGCAGAATCTCGGCCTCTGAAATCGGGGCCAGACCATTGATTTGAGCCTGGCTCCCCCAGGGCTCGGGATGTGACGGCGCCCTGACTCGCGCCGGTGAAAAATTCCCACCGGTTCCTCTGTATACCCCATCGAGCATTGCCTCGCTCATGTCTGGCTGAGGGTTCTCGATTTGAATCTCATCCGCCACAGCCGATGAGCTGAGGGTGGTAGCAGACTGCGCTGCCCAGGCCGACGAGTCCCGGTACAGGTCCAACGTCGCCATGTAGATCCAACCGGTCCGGCCCCCGCGAAGGCCGTAAAATGCCGATTTGGCAATGTTTTCGATTTGCGCCGTCATATTGCCGGCCGGGAAATCCTGGCCGGCAATGTCGCGGCCAGTCTCCAGCGTGATATTGGCGATCTCCGGAATCGTCGAATGCCAGTACAGCATGAACCAAGCCGCGCGCGCCAGCGTGAGATCATAGACCTGTGACCAATCCGCAGGAGTCGTCACCCCGGTAATATTGTTGATCAACAGAGGGTAAGTGTGAAGATAGTCGCTGAATTTGAGCGCGGGGAGAATTTTATAAGAGGTTTTGCTGCGATCGAACGAATCACCCCGCTGATCGGCGACCAGATATCCCACGAACAGCACCTCACGAGTATCAATGTCCACCAAGGCTACAGGGCTGTAGCGCAAATACTCGAATGCGATCTCCGACGAGAACGACACCTCCCAGCCCTTTCCGTCCTGGTAGTTCGCATCGACATTGGATATTTTTGTGAATGGACTCTCCCCTACCCAGACGGGAATGTAGCGTAGCGCTACAGTGCCATGAGCGTCAGTTACGGTAAGTTTTAAATATCTGAATCCCAGGGTGGAATATTGCACGGCCACCGTGGCCCCGCTGCCCGTAACGGCGCCTCCGGTCCCCGCGTCCCACGCATACGACAAGGGAGTCCCTGTGGCAATATTGGCAGCCGAACTGGCGGCCGACGCCTCAAATGATTCCAGGGCGTTGCACATCACGGCCTCTGCCCATACCCCTCCCGAGAGCCTGACCACGCAATTCGCCGTGGGAGGCAGATGGGCCTGCCAGGTGCCCGGAAATCCAATGTCCCAGTCCTTGTATACCACGCCCCCTGTAATCCGCTGGTAGCGGGGCCACGGATATCGGGCCTGATAGATAGCCAGCAGGTCATTTGAAACAAAACTGGCTGGATTCTCGGATAGTTTTATCGTTCCTGCGCCCGTATCAACGGAGCGAATTCTAATCATCTCGGCGCCAGCGTGCACCAGCACCAGGCCAGCGTGCCAGGTCTGTAGGCTGTACAGGGTTGTGCTCACCGTCAGAGTGCAGGTTTCGGCATCGTAAGACGTAACCTTTCCCGTCCATAGAGGCGTGGTAGGGGCGAGCACGATTCCAAGCCGAGCATTCCGGTTCATGAAAGCACCTTCGCCAGCAGCACGAAATCAATGACCACATTCAAATATCGTCCACCCCACCGTTCCAGCGTCCCCGGATCGGGCAGCGTAGCGATCGCCGTATAAACATAAAAATCCCCCATATCATCACTGGTCTCCACATACACATTCCCACTGTACCCAAACAATGTATGCAGATTTTCATATTGGGAGATCGTTAGCGCAGCGTAGGTCCAGGTGGCATGCTCATAGCCCACAAATTCCGACAGCCCACTGGCCATCCGGATGCGTTCCGCCCCCGGGGAATAACTGGGCCGCGGTTGATTCCCCAGGCGCACCGATGCCAGATCGGTGTCATCGTCAAACGGCTGGAGGATTGATAATCGGTAATCGCCGGCCATTGTTATTCCCCTCCTATAATTCTGGCGACTTCCCCGATGACGCGATCCTCCATCTGGGACAAGCGATCATTGATCCATCCCTGATCGGCCCGGGCAACGCCATTTAAAACTGCATTGATGGTAACGTTGACTCCGCCGGCACCGCGCGCCACTCCGGCCTGAGTCAGTGCTCCACCGGTGGCCGATTCAAGCTGGCGAGTAGTCTGGGAATTCAGAACGAACTCCCGGCCAGCCTCGCCCATCATATAAATTCCCCGATCGGCATATCCGCCGGCGGCCCGCGCTGCTACCCGACCAGTTCCGGAATTTCCGACCCCCGCCGGCTCTGAATATGTGGGGATGGCAGCCGAAACGGCCGCCGATTCCATTCCCGACAGAAATGCCTGCAAATCAGCGCTCATTGCCGCGTAATGAGCAGCCCGGACCGCCTGCTCGCCGGTAAGGGTGGCGTCCAGGTCGGTGAGCTGATCGATAAATGCCTGCTGGCGGGCGGCTCGTTCGTCGTTGTACTGAGTTTGTAACTCGGACAGTGTTTCCGCGTTGTTGGTGCGCATTTGGTCCAGCTCTGCCTGGTGTTGTGTCGCCAATTCCGCGAGGCGAGCATTTTTATTTTCCAGGGCCTCGGCCTGCTGTAGTCTGAATTCCTCCAGCCGCTGCTGCCGCTGGGCCTCGAATTGCGCCTTTTGTTCATCCTGCTGGCGCTGATATTCCTCGGCCCGCTGGGTTTGCTGCTGCTGAAAACTGGCGTCCAGGTCGGCGATCTCCCGCGCGTAGTCCGCATTGCGCCGGCCGGCGGAGGTCTGATAATCCTCCTCGGCCCGGCGAGCATTCACGTCGTACTGACGTTTTGCGCGCACCAGCGCCGAAGCGTCACGCGCTACCTCGGCATCACCGACCTGCATGAGATAGTCCTCACGCATCCGCGCCATATTGCGCTCGTGATCCTCTTCGGCTCGCTGGACCTCAATCCCATAGGCCTCGGCCCGCTTTACCCGGTCGGCATAGTAAGCCGCTTCGGCCTGGGCCTGGCTGCGGGCGAAATCGGCCGCCGCTTTGATGTTGGAATTCTGGTAGTCTTTCCGGTATTGGGCCTCGCTGTGGTTGAAATCCGCCACCGCCCGGGCCGCGTCTTTTTCGTAGGAGGCAATAATATCGGCCCGCGATTTTTCGTAATTCCGCTCCGACTCCGCCCGGGCTTTTCCGTACTGTTGCTGGATCGATAGGCGTTGCTTCTCATACTGCTGTTGGGACTCGGTATTTGATTTTTGGAAGCTGTCGTAGGCATCGACAGCTTGTTTCCAGACATCCTCGCCGACCTGGTCGCGCAGCGATCCGGTAGCGTCGGCCATCTGGTTGGTGGCCTCGGTCGCTTTTTCGGCCACGCCGGTAAATTCCGAGACGGCCTTGAACCAATCGCCGCTTTTCCCAAACGGCATCCCGGCATAGTAGGCTACGACCGAGGCCAGCTTTCCGGTAGTTCCCGCTTGCATGCCGACAGATTTTCCGAAATCAGTTTGAGCCAGGCCCTCGAATCCAGCAGCGCCCAGGCCAACCCCGCCCAGGATCGAAAATGGGCTTATTGCCGCAGCTACAGATGTAGCGCTAACACCGCCCGCTGCTGTAAGTGGAATTCCAAAAGCTGTCGGAGCCACGGGAGCAGCTTTTCCAGCAGCCTCAGCCAGCCGTCGTTGGAGTTCCGTTTGCTGTGCGAGCATGGGGCCAAAAATTGGATTACTGAAAATTAGATTCGATGCAGTTCCAGCTACTCCCCTACCGGAAAAAAATCCATCTAGTTTTTTTAAAATCTGGCTCCATGCTCCTGGTTGCATTTTACCGGCGGCAATCGCCTGTTCTTTAGCCGCCTTGTCCATCAGTACTGCCGCCGCCATCTGCTGGGCGGAGGCTGCCAGGAATTTCACATCGGCAACCAATTTGATACCGGTCCCAACTGCCGCCCCCACAGCGCCGATCCCCACCAACACTGCCGCCCCCTTCAGTGCCAGTTCGACCGTTCCGGGATTGGCCTCGACGAATTGAGACAATTTCTCTGCCTGAGCAGCGACTTTCTCCATATACGGAAGGGCCACCTGAGCAAGGGCGCGTCCAACCCGCAGCTGGGATTGCTGCATGTCATCGGTGGCTCGCAACCAGCGCCGGGATACATCCTCTGCGCGTCCGGCGGATTGAATATAGCTATTAATGGCCAGGCCGGCCGGCCCGATAACGGCAGCACCGACGGCAGCGATCGAAGCGCTGATCGCCGTGATTTTGTCGGCCGTTTCTTGCCATTTGGCCATGCGTTCCTGCGTGGCCTTAGCCTCGGCCTGCATTTTCTCCAAAGATTTGGTGATATTTTCTATCCCTTCCTTGGTTTTGGCCGTGGCCTGCGGATCGACGATAAATTTCAGGATGGCCTTGAGCTCTTTATCCATCTCTCTATCCTCTTGTTGCCCTGGGGGGCGGCGGATTTTCCACCGAATAGGCGAGCTTCCGATTGGCTCGCTCGAACGCGATCATTTCGGCCCGGCTCCACCGGGGTTCCTGGGCCCACTGCGCCGGCGTCAAGTGCCAGGATTTCATGACCTCGGCTTCCTCGAATTCTCCGGCGGCTGTAACAACGGGGTCTGCGTCCTTACGCGGTCGGCTCCGCAACGGCATCCCCTCCACCGCCAGCAGGAAATGTGGCCTCAACGGCCTCGACCTCCCCCTCAGAGATGGAGTGTCCGTAGGCGACTGCCATGATGGCGTCGATGTCTCCACCGGAAGCGATCAGACCATGCTCGATGTAATCGATTAGCAGGCCAAACTCTCCCTCACGCGGCCGGACCCCAGAGTAGAGCAACCCCCGGGGGATTTGCCACCCGACAGGAGGCTCCAGGTCAGGCATGGCCAGCAGATAGATCGAGAATCCAATGCGCTCCTCGCGTTCATCCATGGCCCGCTGGTAGCGGGCCATGGCCTCAGCGTCACCTTTGTCCGACGGCGGATTGGGAACGGGATGCATCCGGGTTACCGTCGCCACCTGGGCCGGGGGGACCGGGATTACATTAACCTCAACGCCAGACGAAAGCGTAATTTTTGGCATCCTATACCTCCAACAGCACGATAATCCCAGCCCCATCAGCCGGCGCGGCTGTAAACGTGATTTTCCCGACCGCGATCGTAATGGCCGCCCCGGTAACCGCAGCATAGTCACCAGCCCCGGCCGTGGCTTCTTTGTAGACCGTGACTTTTGCGGCGGCCGTCGCTTCGGGAGAGAGCACGAACTCATCCTCAGATCCGGTACCCTCGAACCGAATCACACGCAATTTACCCAGGCTGAACCCCTCCAACAGGGCCGTTTCCGTGAACCCGTTGGTGACCTCGGAAAACGCAATCCCGTTGATGTATTTCTTGGTGTTGCTGGCCGAGATTTTGAACGTATTCTCGGTGGGATTGTCGTCCATGCTGTTGCCCATATCAATGAGCTGGCACTTCGGGATCAGGAACCAGTGGTAGCCCTGCTGGTTGTAATTCGTGCTGGCAGGATTTTCATCCTTCGCAATTTGAAGGGCCAGCAGCATCACGTAGGGTTCATATCCGGCTTTATCGGTCGCCATGCCGCCGTATTTGTGCTCTCCTACGGTGGCGACCAGTTGATCACTCACATAGGCCTTGAAATCCAGATCGGCGGCCGCGACCTTCAGCTCCCCGTCGGGGAGCTCGTCGGGAGGCAACACGAACGTGGCCAGGACCCGATCGGCGCCCTTGTGATAAACCCGCTTGGGCTCCTTCCGGTTGATCGTCACTGCCCGGGGACCCACGACCAGGAACCCCTGGTCCCCGGAGACTTCTTTCCCGGCCTCCAGCGCCGGCAACCCGTTGGCATCCAGGAGAATCACCTGAACCTCACGGCACCCCACACCACCGCCTTTTGAAAATGTAGTGGTCATAGTTCCTCCTACGAACGAGTAATGACGACATCCTCACGGATGATCTGATTTATCTCGGCATAGTGACAGAGCACCCCGCCGAACATTCGCAACTCTAAAACCCGCAGCTGGGCATAGGGGATCTCTGGATCGTCATCCGGGGTATCCGGGTGCAGCGTTTTGCTGCCATCCAGTTTCTGCATTACCGACTCGGCCAGCGCCGCGAACGTTTTCTCGGTGGCGGCAGAGTCGTCCAGCGAGAAATACCCCCGAATGATATAGCTATAGGCGCGGCGAACGCATGACCGCCCTTCAGTGTAGTATTTGTGGAATGATTCCTCCGTCCATCCGTTGCAGGTCACCGACCAGCCCCGAATGTAGCTCTGTCCAGTCGGCTTAAACAGCGTAAGGAACTCGTCCCACGTATTACACCAACGGTCATAGTCGTGTACGACGCCGATCCCCGTGACGGAATTTAGAAGATTTGTCAAAACGGTACGTTTCGCCGACTCACTCATAATGTATCTCCCAGGGCCCGGATGATGTCATCCAGGGCCTTCTCTAAAATCTTGTTGATCCCCGGCTCGGCCTGCGCCAGTCCCAGCTCGAACATATGCGCCCCCTTGGTGCCCTTGTATTTGATGCGCCGGGCGATCGCAAACGCCACGCCTGGGACATCCGCATCAGGAACCCCGAGCACCCGCTTGACCCATAACTCCAGCGAGGGGACCGCGCTGAACGTTCCGTCCAGGTTGCGCACCATCGGAGCCTTCCCTGGAGCGCGCCCATATTCGACGGCGGCCCCATAAGGCAGGGGCGTGCTGATGGTGACCTGCACCGCGTCTCCCCTCATTACCGGCTCCCCGGAAGCGATGGATGCCCGCAGTTCTCCAGTCACTCCGACCGGAGTATTTGCTGCAATGTTGAAAACAGCCTCCTCACCGGCCGCCCGCATGGCATCGACGACGATCTGATATAGTTCTCCGCTGCCGTCCTCGAACTCGGACAGCAGGGATGTGAGGCGTTTTAGATCAAAATCTTTTTGCAGTTGGGCACTCATCGGCGCTTCCGATGGTAGAGATACCGCGCCCCGGCCGGGTTCCGGGGTCCGCTCTCAATTTCAACAAATGCAGCCGCGGGCGCCGCCGGCTGCTCAGAGTCGTTTCCGACCCAGAGCAGGTAGTTTTTCATGTAATCCTTGGCCCGATTGGCCCACTCCTGCGCCCGGGACAAATGATTTACACTGTCCGCGCCGATCGTTGAATCGTTGGTCCGACTGTACCGGGCTGAAATCGCCGTACAGCAACAGGAGGCGGCCAGATAGCAGTATGCCGAGAAATACTGCGCGGGGATGTCCAGAGATTCAGGGCTCCCCGAAAACAGCCAGGGAGCGCTGTAGATAATCCGCATTTTCTCTGTAGCCGCCGGCGTATGGTTGGGGAGTCGTAGATAAGTGTAGCCGCCGGCCTGATAATCATCGCGCCAATCATCAGGGATTAGATAGTTTGGCGTTTCGTTCAGCGCTACATCCGCCGCCGGGTATTCGATCGAGATGATGCTGGAAAATTCATCCACCCAGCGGGAAAGCACCGTCCCGGATCCGACCAGGATATAGTATTTCGTACCGTTTCCGGTCACGTCCGCCGATACCCGGGCCGGAATATCCCGGCTAAATCGCTGTAGCGTGTCGTTTTTGATGATCGCATCAATCGACGCACTCGGGAGATCAGTTTCCTGAGCGTTGATCAGTATCGCGACCTGGGCATGAATGGCGGTCAATGTGAACGCCATACGTCCTCCTACAGATACCCAACTGTGCAGGCCGGCGAGGTGCCAGTCAGGACAGCATAAAGGCCCGCCCCGACCGCCAGGGGCTGCGCCGGCGTGAACTGCACCGACGCTCCGGCGGCTGCTTTCACGATGGCCACGACGGTTCCCGATCCTGCCGTGTTGTTGTAAATCGTCAGCGATGCTGCGTCAGATCCGGCGGTAAGCAGGACGGAGCACAGGGAACCGGGCCCAGATAAAACCAATCCGGACGCCTCAAGGTATTTACTTCCGACTGGTTCCACGTTTCACCTTCGCTTCCACCGGCGGGGCCGGCTGCTCAACACTGGCCTCTGCTTCTATTTCCATCCGCTCTAAAATCTCCTGAACAGATGGGGCATCCTTGCGCGGCTTCAATTGCCGCATAATGAGTTCCCCGAAGGTTAGTCTATATTTCGGGCACCCCTTGATTCCGCGGTCGATAACCACGGTCACAATCTCTTCTTCCTGATCGGTTCTCAGCACCATGATCTGATCAGGAGAGATCTCCAGAGCCCGACAGATCATTTCTCGCAATTGTCCTTCAGCGATCTTTTCTTCCATTGGATTTAAAGGGGCGGGTCTCCCCGCCCCTCCTCCACTTACGCCAGGCCAGAACCGACAGCGACCGTCATGAACCCAATAATTTGGGTTCCGTTCGCGGCCGAGTTCGCATCAAACGTGATAACACTGCCGGCCGCCACAGTAACCGGAGTGTTGGTCCCGCCCATGGGGATGGACTTCCACGTCCCCGGCGTGGCTTTGGTCGCACAAGCCAGCGCGGTGATCACGCCGCTGCCGTCATCGTTGATATCCAACGTCAAACCGGTGTCGTCCGCCGACGGCGCAGCCGAGACCTCCAAAATGGTCACGTCAAACGGCAGCGTAATCGCCGCATAGGCATCCCCCAGGGCCGCAGCCGCACCCGGATAAACTGCCGGGAGCGGGATCGTAATCAATCGCTCGTTCATCGTTTTTCCCTCTTTTCCATGAGTTTGAATTTCATGGCGTCCGCATCGGCCGCCCGATAGGACGAAAGCGCCAGGCGCGCTTTCGACAGAAACAACGCTTTTTTTGTGCCAATCCCGGCTTCCATGAGGTTGAGAATGTACCGGGCCAGTAGATCAGCCCCAATCACCCGCTGAGCGGCCGCATAGTTTGGGCCACTACCGGCGATGACCGCGGAGGCCCCCGCAGCATAGAAGGCCTCCGGGAATTCACTGTCAGCGCCGTTGCAGGATGCAATCACCACCACGGCACCACCCACATTGGATCTCCGCACCGTCTCAGCTGTCAGGGCCTCGATCTGGTTTCCATCGTCTCCCTCGCCAAACCACACATCAGGAAGCCCATCAATGCCATGGAGCCGGATGTAGATCAGATCATGGCCGGCCAGCTGGGCCGGGTCCAGGTCACCAGTCGGGGGACTGGTGACCGGATCCACTCCCAAAGCGTTTTTTACAGCCTCACGGGCTGCCTGAGTGCAGTAGGCGAAAACATCCATCATTTTCCCGCCACCCAATAGAGCTTCGTGAGCGTGGTGACATCGCCCGCCTCGATTCCCACCGTAAAACTGGTAGCGTTACTGGTAAGAATGTAGGCTGTCTGCGTCAGTCCATACGTGTAATTGGAACTGACGGAGATCGCCGTCGGCGTCGTAGTAAAACCGTGAGCGATCAACGTGCCACTGATCACATTGGACGACGCGCCGTAATGCACCGCCCCGGTAAACGAATCAGAGCCCGCCACAATCGTGGCCCCCGTCACCGTCCCCGACGCGGAAATGCTCGAAAAAGACGCGGCCCCGCTCACCGTCGCATTACCGCCAACGGACAGATTTTCGGTTACCGCCAGGTCGGTGATGTGGCTGGTTCCCATCATCTGGGTGTCCGTTGCCCCGGCCTCATTCAGGGCGGTTGCCTCGATCCCGAGACCGATCAGGCTCAGGATCAGGGCCGCTACCGCGACGAACTTCTCCCATGCAAACCGCTGTTTGATCAAAACAGGCTTTTCCTTGTCTTCCATGCCATCACCTCTACACGTTGCTCTTGTGCAGGGGGCGGAAGTCCGAGACCGGAGCACAATTGTAGGTGGAAGAGAACCGGTACGACATCTGCCGTACCTTCCACCTCATTTCGTCATTGGTAAACATGGCCCCGCCGTCCTCGCTCCCGGCGCTCACCAGCATCGGGACCCGATTCCCGCGCAGGAACAACTGCCAGATCGCGGGGAAAATCGCCGGATCGGCGACCAAGCTCCAGTCGTTGGTGTCGGTCCATTCGGGAACTTTGACCACGTCGAATTTCTGGAAGAAGGGGTTGATCGAGTTGTCCGTCACGCCGGGCTCTTTTTCCGAGTTGCGGATCTGCAGCGCCGTGGTCTCCAGGTCCGCGGGAACCAGGATGTACCGAGGTTCGATCATCAGCCGCCGGCCAGCCCCCAACGGCTGATCCGTCTGCTTCAACATAGCCGTGCGCGCAGCCTTGAACGCCGCGAACGACAGCGCCGTAGTCAACAGATTGGCGTGACCGCCAGGCGTCCCCACGGCCGTCGCATTGAAAAGCGCACCGGTGTCCGAAAGGACCGGTCCAGTGTTGGAGTTCGTGGTAAACACAGCCGCCACGCGGGCCGAGAGCGTGTTGTACCATGAATCAGCCAGCTTCCGGGGGATGTTGCGGATCACCGACAACTTGTCACGCATCATGGCCTCGATGGTGACCCCCACGTAGTTGCCGTTTTTGACAAACTGCGCGGTTTCCTCATCGTCCTTCATGATGAGCGGCAGATAGGTCTGGCCTTCGTCGACCTCATTCAATATCGACAGCCCATAGACGCGCACCAGGGTCGCTTCGTCGGGGGTATCGAACTCATCGACCGTGACGATTTTGTTCCACCATTCATCGCGCACCGAATAATCGGCCGCGAGAATGAGGTTGAGGGCATTTTTCGTGATCGAGCTCAGGCCGGAGGACATGATCGCCTCCAGAGCCCGATTATCAACCATGGGATCTCCACCCAGCAGGTTGTAAACCAGATCGGAGAGCCGGCGGGTGCCATAGTTCGGCCGACCCGCATTGACCCAGGCATTCCAGGACTCGGGGCGGCGGCCGCTCACATAGTCCTTATCGATGGCTTCGATGGCCCGCAGACGTTCGCTTCCCACCATCAGGCGGAGCAGGTCCATCTGGGCCTTGTCGATCGGAGCCAGGGCGCCCCGCGTGTCCACCCCGCGCTGCTGGCCAGCACCAGCCGGCCGACCCGTGGGATCATGGGCCGCCTGGGCTTCCTTGGACCGCGCGATCACCCCATCCAATTCGGGCTTTTTGAAAACGCGCCCCGTGAACGCAGCCTCCACAACGCGCCGCTGGGCCGCATCCAGCCCCGAGGCTTCCAGCGCATCCCGCAGCATCAGCTGGCATTCCATCTGATGCAGGCGGGACTCCAGGCTCTCCTGAGCAGACGGGGCCGCAGCGGCCGGGGTTTGTACCGGGGCGGTGGCGGTGGTCGGTGCAGTAGCCTGGGTGGCGGATTCCTGAGATTCCATCCCCGGCTGCTTGTCTTTGCCGGGGGCACAGGCTTCCATCCCGGGACCCTCCCCACCATTGGGGGACAACATCTGAGCTGCAGCGGCCAGATTGGCCGCCGTTTGCCCCAGCAATTCCTGGAGCTGCTTCAATTGCATTTCGTCCATTTGAAAACCCTCCCGTTTTCTGATGGTAGTGATGAGCTCGGATTCAACCAAGCGGTCGATCCCTCCGCCCGCTCCCGGCCGGGCGACCAGATCGGCCGAGAAGATCCTCTGAAATCCCCGAGATTTTTTATACCGTTGTCCGTTGTAGAGCACCTCCTGCTCATTGTCTGGGATGGTGTCGATACTCAAGCCGCCGATTTTGTCGACGACTCCCAGGTCCCAGAAATTTTTAAGTTTATCCGCGATACCGCGGTCACCCACTTTTAAAACCCCCTTGAGCTTTCTCTCTTGGGCATCCCACCAGGGATCCGTAATTACGCCGACCAGCTCCTTTACCATGGAGCGCATCCCTGCCCGATCTGCAAATTCCTCGTCCGTCAGATGGTTGTCATAGACCTGACAACCATCCCATCGGGGAACGCTTTCTTCCAGGCCGGCACACGAATAGAGCCGCCGATTGAGTGACTGTACGAATTCCTCACCGTCAATCATCACGACCTCGTCGGGGGATTTCGCCCCGATGAGCGTGACTTCCCAGGTGCTGCCATCGAAATCCGGCCCGTGGGGTTTCAGATCTGCCGGCTGGGCCTCGCGCCAGGACTCGCGCGCTTCATGAATCGAGGTATAGCAGATGGCGATGGCCCCCTGCTTGTCTTTTCCCTGTTTCATCACATCTTTCACGCACCGGTCCATTTTTCCCCACTGGGACTGGGGAAGGTTAGCGTAAACTTCCTGGGTCCGCAGATTGTACTCAACCCGACCATCGCCCCAGGCGAGGGAAACCGTTGAGAGCGTCATCTCGTCGTAATGCTCCCACGCCGGCATGGGGGCATTACCGGGAATGTAGGCCAGGGTAATATGAGGAATGAATCCATGCGTTTGCTCGCTCATATCGACCCCCAGGGCCTCGACCAGCTGCTGACGCCAGGCCGGCAACTCTGGGGAGTCGAACAGCGCCACAAAGGCGTCCTCGCCGTTGTCTCCGACTCCTATGAATCGGGCCAGCCCACCGATAGTCCCAGAGATCGGTGCATGAGACTCAACGAACGTTTTTAGGGCCTCCTCGATCCGGGGACGCTGCTCTTGCATGGCTGCGGATTCCCCCAAATAGACCAGCGTCAAGTGCAGGTCTCCGGCCGGCTCACCGCCAGGGATTGCCATTTTCTGGGCCATTTCCGAGCCGATAAAAAATGCCACCATGGCGCCCGTATGCCCGGCCGCCGTTTCCATTGAACGTTTCATGCCATATCCTCCCGCCGCTTTACCTCGGCAGCGATGCGGCCGTCGAGCGATGATTTCGTAACTCCGATGGCCGGATGCACCGTTATTGGCCGACACCGGCAGTTAATCGTAAACCGGGGATCCGCCGTCGGATCGCCGGGATACATCAACTCATCCGTTCCCCGCGTGTCCTTCAGCACGAACGGCTGATTGACGGGGATGGGGTGGGCGTGATACTCCAAATGAGCCCGGATATGGGACTCTCGCGTCCTGCGGTCCGCCGTGGCCATCCAGGACTTCATCAAGCCGGGTACCGTCTCAGCCACTCGCTGCTGCTGGGCATAGCTGGACAAATTGAACGCCCGCTGCAGTTCAGTGCGCGCTACCGCCTCCGCCCGGGCCGAAATTCCCCGCGCTACATCCGGCCGTGTGACGTAGCGGCCGGCCTGGTTCTCGGTCCCCAAGATGTACGTGATACGCTGCATTACTTCGACGGGGGATTTCACGCCTACAATGGCCGCCCGCAGCTGGGCGCTTATCTGATCCCGCATGCTATCCCCAATCTGGCGGATCAGATCGGCGGTGTAATCGACAGCTGTATTCAACTGCGATAAACTGGGTGCGTTAAAAACCCCCTCGATGCCGGCGGCCCGCAGGGGGGCGGTGACTGAGGCGGCGCCAAAGTCTAGGGCCCCAGTTTTGGAATTCCGGATAGCGATCATGGCCCTCCGCTGAAAATCATCCACGTACCGCTGCAGGTTCTGGTCCAGTTCTCGCAGTCTCATAGCCTCGCCGCTGCCGGCGGTCCCAATGTTGGCCGTGATTTGTTGCTGGAAATCACGGACGGCCCGCTGAATTTCGGCGGCGGTGGTATCCTCCAGGCGCCCATATCGGGCCGAGATTTTATTCAGCTGGGCCGCGAACCGCGCTTGCTCAGCGGTTGGCATTCCAGGCCTCCGGGATCGGAGTAGCGCCCTGCGGCGTTTCGTCGCCGGGTTCCACCGGTGGATTCATACCGAACCAGGAGCCGGCCGCCGGCGGCGTGGGGTTGTTCTCTTCGGCCGCCTTCAATTCCCGCGCCACATCGTAGTCAACCCCGAGTTCTTGCATCATTAGAGCCCAGGTCTGAGCGGCGGTCTCCTGCGTGATCCATTGCATTTCCAGAGCCGTTTGAAGCGACAGCGCCAGGTTGGACATGGCCGCCGTGACAGCGGTAATGTCCTTTGTGGTCATGCTGGGCATCGGGACGGAGATCTCCCGATCTTCGGGGGTTTCTGGGCGCCACCGGCCGGCGATCTCGGCCTGATCGCGCACAAACTCACAGAGCGTGGTCAACATGTCTCCGATAATCCCCTGGTCGTGACTGAGGGATTTCCACGTCGGATCCCCCTGGGCCTGGGCCGTAGCCCTGTTTGTCTCATCTCCGCTGCCATACCAGTGGGAGGGCAGCCCCAAACCGCCCAGGATGAAATCTAAAAGGGCCTTCGATGTCTCAATCGAGGGAACTTGTTTGAGGTCGGGGGTTTTGATTTCCCAAATCTCTTCCTCGTTATGAACGTTTATCGCCCCGTTTTTCGGGGGATTTTTCCGGATTTCCGCAGAACGCTTGGTAATATCCTGCTGTTGTCCCTTGAGGGTCACATCCCAAGAGAAGTAGCCGGCCCGCTGCTCTCTGTCGGCCAGAGAAAACAGCGTCTCATCCTGTGAGTCCAGCCAGTCGGCTTCCTGGAGTAGATCAGAGCTGCCAAAGCCCTGGTTGCTCACGGCATTGACTCTCTCGTAGAGGCAGGTTCCGCTGTAAGCGTCAAGACCGAACGAACGCAGCATGATCTCTTCCCACGGTTCCAGGTTGGCCTGATCGGCCGTCACCCACAAACCGCGCAATTTCGTTGTTTTTACATCAGCGGGAAATGCATCGCGGGCCGGAACAACGACATCGTCATCTTTGCGAATCACCCGATAAACCCGGGTCCGATGATCCGCTTCCCAGGCGTTGATTTTTACCTGGGCCCGGATCACCACCGCCCAAATATCCAGCGCGTTCTCAGGGTGGAAAATCACCTGTTGGATCTGTTCCGGATCGAAATATCCAATCCGAACGCGACCGTCGGATCTCCGGACGTAGACCGGCAGGCACTGGGCCCCGAACAGGAACAACTGCAGCGCGAATTCCGACGAATGCCGGCGCATCCGGTTCTCATCCCAGAACTTTTTTAAAATCACCTGAAGCTGAGGGCTTTTCGCCTGCGGATCGACGGATCTGTCGATGACGTAATCTCGCTTGATTTCCAGTGCCCTGTCGGCCACTGGATTCTCTTGCCATAACTGCCAGGCTCGCGCCATTGCCATGGCCGGATCAACGGCGAATTCCCGCGGCCCGTAGGAGGCCGAGCGGTATCCATAGCTGCGTAGGTCTCCGCTCGCCGGCTCATCATTCCGGGCATCCCGATACCCGTCCTGATAGGCCTCGCTGGATCGTTCCTCTACACGCTTCTCGACGCGGGCCATCTCGCTGGTATGCAACGAACGAGGAACGCCGCCCAGCGCGTCGATCGCGCGGGAGCGGGCGCTATCTGCGAATATTCGCAGATAAGACGGGCCTCGGATTTCTGATTTTTTACTCACCGTCCCCTCCGCCGTTGTGGTTTATAAATTTCTGGATCGACATCATTGTCGATCTCGCCGTCGGGATCGGCTGGCTTTAAAAGCCGCGCCTGGTGGGCAATAGCAATACTGTCTGCCCGATCGTCGTGCTCCCCCTCGGGAGCTGAGAGTGTTGAGCCCTCAATGCTGGCCAGCTGGAGATAGGTCTCCAGGCTGTGTAATAAAATCTCCGCTTCCCTCAGAGCCTGCGTGATACCGTCGTATAAAAGCACGTTCCCCAAGGGAGTAGAAATCCAACCATCTTTTCCGTCCCGACCGTGAATCAATTTGAGCCGCGAATGTTCAGCTATCCATTGCTGAACGGCGTGACCGTGATTATTCCGCTCCACCAATACCTGAGCGTTGTTGTACCATTTTCCGATTGCGTCGATCGCCGCCGCAAAAACAGCCGGCTGCAATCGGGCCGATAAAGCCGCCACCTCTTCGCCAGTCTCCATGTCCAGGACTGTCAGCGCCGACGGATCACTGGTAGGATTCCCCTCTGCCGGATCTGCCCCAATAACATATTGATGCCCGGGTTGTGGAACCTGATAAACCTCCAGAGCCTCGAAAATCGGGGCGTCTTCTGGTAGGTCAATCAGCGAAATAGGATCTCGCTCAAAAAATCTCGGCTTCAGGAATGTTTCTGGTATCCGCTTGTCCGCCGATGACGGAGCCAGAGCCTCATCATCGGTGGCCGGATACTGCTCGTGCAAATCATCGAGATACCCAGTCCGAGCCAGGATTTCGGTTTTTTGTTTCCTGTACCAGGCCATTGTGCGCCCGGGCCGACCATACCACGGAACGAACACGGGGACCCAGTCCGTCTTTTTCTGTTTTGCTCCTCGGTAGATCTGCTTGAATTCACTGGCCGGCTTCTTTTTGTCTGACCTGCTAACTAGGATCATCCGGCCACCGTTATCGATGGTTGGCTTTACAGCTCTCATGAGCTGGTTGAGGTCTGGAACGAGATCGGCTTCATCGACAATGGCCAGGGTTGCGGTATACGAATCCCCGGCACTTGTCGGGAATGCCCGGGCAATGCTCTCGTTGCTCAGTCTCCACTCGTGATCGTTGTCAACCTCCACCGAATCTGCCTGCAAATAGGAGGGAAGACGTTTGTACATCTTCTTCATTCGGTTTTTTAATAGGTCGACGGCCTCATCGTCGCGCCGGCTAAAAATCAATATAGAGGCCGATGCTCGAAACAGCATCAACCACAAAGCAAACGCGAGAACTAACCACGAAAAACCGAGCTGGCGAGCCTTCAGAACTATCGTGAGCTTATTTTCAGAAATCGTTTTTAATGTGCTGGCTTGTGCTGGCCATAAACGGAATGGTATCCACTCCCCGGCCTGCTGGGGATCATCAACCTGACAGTGCTTATGAACGAAGTAAAGCGGAGATTCCGAGCATCGCAGCCATTCTTCCTGCTCTTCCTCCGTCATTCCTCACCGTCATCCTCCGGTTGCGTGAGCGTTCCCTCAAGGAGTTGTTTCTCGAATTCGAGGGCATCTCGGCGCGCTTTAGAAAGGCGATCTGGGGTGACTTCAACCGTCTGTACCGGTCCGCCGCCTGGGCCGGTGAGCTCGACGGCAGACTGGGAGCGCCGGCCGCCAGTCTCGCGGGCGATGTCATCCAGAATTCCACGATATTCACTGATCAGTGGAGCGTTGAACCGCTCAATGTCTACCCGTTCGGCATACTGGCCGCCGCCGATCTGTTTCACATCAGGGAGCCAAACGTTGGGACGGCGTCCGGTCGTAGGGTCCTGGGTTTTGATTTCAGATTCAAGGAACGCGGCTATCTCTTGCAACTTGGCGACCCGCTCAAAATCAAGCGCTAGACCAGATTCCATGATTGCTTTTCGACGGGCGGCCAGAGCTGCGTTTTTCTCGGCCTCAATGCGGGCGTCGTATTCCTCGGCGCGCTCAGTCCAGTCAAACACTGTGGACCATCGTGCAAGAGTCCCAAATGACCTTGTGGGAGTTATCATTTGTTCGCTTTCGTTATACTTTTCGTTCAGAGAATTCAGCGAGCGATGAAGTCCCAACCTTAAATAGTCGTTGCAGGCCTGAACGGCCCGGGATGACTCACCGGGCTTGCGTTCTCCAGCCAGCAACTCGATCTTGCTCATTGTTCCCTCACACCAACAGAGCTTAAAATCACTGCTCGGTAATCGCCGATTTGATCCTGTTCGGTAATCTCTCGATAAAATCCGGATTGCCCATCCGCAGCGGATACATGGGCAACTCTGACGTCAATTCGGGGATCAAGGAGACCGGACTGCGATTCAATCATGACTCGCATCCCGGCGACCTCCCAGATTTTCCCGATCAACTGAAAAATCGTCATCACCCAGCCACCTTCCGCGAATCCAACGGGCCCGTTTTCCCCCGGACTCTGGGGGTGTCGTGCCGATCTAATGACCAGTCTGGCGTTTTATCGTCTCGGATTATCTGATCAGTCAGAGCCTGCACGCCGGCCTTCAGTGTATCGACTTCCTGATTTAGCGTGTCGATACGGATCTGTAGCCGTTTTACCTGCTCGTTCCGGTTCAGTTCCGATTTTCCCAGCTCTTCCAGGGCCCGTCGTGTCTGCGCTCGTTCCAAATCGAGAGCTTTTCGCAAGTCGTCAATTTCCACACGAGCCTGGGCAATCTCTTTGCGCAGCAGAGCGACGGCATCATCGGCCGCCGCCGTGGCTTCCTGAGCCGCCCTCGCTTCTTCTCCAGAGGCTTCGGCCTGGGCCTTTTTCAACGCAACACCGGCCGCCTGATGTTTCCGGTATTGCTCAAGAACAAACGAGATTAGCAATACAAACAAAACCAGGCGCTCTGCCCACTCACCCAGACCGGCCGCTAGGGATTCCACAGACTACCCCCGCTCGGATTCCATCTGAATAGCGGACGGTTCACTGTGAACCGCGGGAACCGTCTGGGGATTTCCCCGCTGGATAACATGAAACAATTGATTGCCACCCACGCCCGCGAGAGCCACCGCAATCAGTTCCCAATAGGGTTGGATGGCCTGGATCACATCCGAAGGCACATTGTCCAGGATAGCTTTGGCCGCGATCGACAGCAGGATCGACAGTCCCACCTGAGACAACCGTTTGTAGAACGGCTCCAGCGATTGAAACCACGACCACCGCTCCCCCAAAAACGACAACAGCGCACTTACCACAACCGCCGCGCCGCCGGCAATGAGCCACCTTAAGACCGATGTCAAATCACCCGGATTAACATCCTGTGGATGGGCCGGGGCAGCAAAAACGGCCGGCACACATACACCGGCCGCGATAATGACAACCAACACAACGATCAACCCACGAAAAACAAAGCTCTTCATCGTTAACCCCTTTTACAAACAAAAAACCCGCCTCCGGGGTGAGCGCTTTCGCGGTGACCCGATGGCGGGTGAGGCCGGAAAATCCGGCGTGACCCTTAATTATTCAATTGTTTGATACTGGCGACTTCCTGAACATCTACGAAACGTTTTTTCAGCGCGTCGACGATGGTGAGGATGCCGCGAATGACCTGTGTCCAAAATTCCCGGTCAGACATTTGTATCACCTCTATTTTACAACGTCTCTCGTCCCTGTCAATGACTATAGTCATAATTGACTACGGTCACACATTACAATTGAGTTACAACTCAGTTACATCGCCTCCTTTTACCGATGAATTGACCAATAGACTATAATAGTCCCGCCTCCGCCCCCGGTTGGACCGGGGTTGGACTCCCCTGGACCGGGTTGGACCGGCTGGCCGGCTGGACCGCCAGGGCCTGCAAAACGGCCGTGATTTTCCGCGCATTTCCGGCCATCGGATCTTTCTGCAGCCAGCCGCGCAAATCCCACTCCTCTGCCAATTTCCGAGCAGCCTTCTCACCGACCCCGAGCTTTGACGCAATTGCCTCGCGCGGGAGATACCCACCCCGCTCATGCAGGGCCCACTGCACCAGATCCTGCTCGGCTTCCGTCAGTGCTCCGCCTACCGCATTCTCCCCGGCCAGCTCGACCAGCAGCTGCTTATCCAGCAGGAAGGTCTGCAGCGGCCCCCAGCGATCTGTAACGGCGAGGCCGGGCCGGCTGGCCGGAATCCGCGCGGCGGCTGGGATGCCGATGGCCTGGGCGATCTCGGAGCTGCGGACCCGGAAGCCGAAAACGGCGCCGACCTGGTCGCGCACCCGGCCCACAACCGCCTTACTGAAGTCCTGGGCCGCGAAGATCAGATTGATCCCGAACTTCCGCCCCCGCCACCCCAAATCGGCGGCCGCATTAGCCAGCGCGCCTTTGGGACCTCCTGCCGCCGTCACTGTGGCGTTGAACTCGTCCAGAATCACCAGGATGCGCGGAAGCGGGGCGAGACCGGCGGCGGTGGCCAGCGCGTTGTATTCTTCCAGCTTCTCAGGATAGCCGGGCATTTCTCGGTAGAGCGCAGCCCGGGCATCGCATTCGCCGACGGCGCGCTGGATCAAAGCCAGGGCCTCCTCTGGGGTGTGGGCAATGGGCGCCATCAGGGCCGGGTGATGTTCCAGCATGGGGAAGGTGGCGCCGTCCACATCGGACACCAGCAGGGAGCAGCCTTCGAGGATAGCCTGATAACCCAGGAGGCGCAAAAACACGGACTTCCCTGAGCCCGTCATGCCGGCAACCAGCAAGTGCCCCATCTGTCCCCAGGGAACGGTGACCGGGCCGCCGATCGCCCCAATCCCCAAGCCGGCCACTCCCCGCTGGAAGCCGGAGAACTCGGCCAGGCGCGGGAGCCGCGGCGCGGGGGACATCAGGACGGCGTAGCGCAGCCCGGAATGGTTGCTCAAGTAGACGGGCCGGCCGCCGATCGCCGTAGAGAGGTGATGCAAAATTGCATCGGTAACGTAGGGCTCCAGGCGCTCGATACGGGACACATCGAGCACGCCGAAGAGCCACACCAGCCCCGCGGGGCTTTGCGTGAGCATCCACTCAGAGAACGCCGGCTCAACTCCCCGCCCTTCCAGAATTCCAGGGATACGTCGCGCAATTTCATCGGCAGCCACAGCATAAGACCGCTGAATCTCAAACATTTTTCACTTCCTTGCTCATTTCGGCTAAGAGATCAATTACACAACTCATAACATCAGCATGTTTTCTGTTTTCTAATGAATCAACAAGCATTCTGTAATTGTTATCGCCGCCGACTTTCATAACGATAATAAATTTACTCGGGCTGAAAACTGTGCCACCAGGAAAAGCAATGTATAAACAATCGGCAGGAAAATGGTGCTCAATCAGAGTATTAATATCCTCTTCGAGACGGCAAGCCATGGCGTAACTCCCATCAGGGATCATTCGTAGACGCGGGGAAAACATATTGCTCAACCATCCCATCCCGTACTTAGCTTTGAATATCATTGGCTCAACCGGAGGAAACATTTCATCAAGCTGACGTTTCATTTCCAACAAATCTTCAAGCATTCCCATTGTTCATTCCTCGCTTTCGATCGATGCAGTCAACGCCAGCGGCTCGACCTCGCCCAGCCACCCGCGCACCTCGCCCGGATCCACAATCCTCACGGATGTGAGCGCCCGCTTCGGCTCACCGTCCGGCGCCGCCAGCACCCGGGCAGCCTGCGCCGGAGACACCCGCGGCCGCTGCGCCTGTGGAAGCCCGCGGCTGGCCAGATCGACGGCCTGATCCCGCGCCGTGACCCGCTCCTGCAGCTCGGGAGCCACAAGAGCCGGCTGAGTCACCACGCCGCCATCCAGGACCGTCGCCGGCCCGAAGGCGCGGTCAGGGTCTACGATGACCACCGACCCGTCAGGATTGCGCAACACCATCAGGGGGGCGTCTCCCCGCTGGTCGCGCTGGATCATCCGCGCGCGCACTTCCAGCGCCCGGATCGCCACAATGATCCCCCAGCCGATCAGCGCCAGCGCCGCGATTGCCAGCGCCCAGGGTCCCCAGGTCACCAACGGTTGGACAATCTTTTCCCGCTCCAGCGCCATCCGCGTCCGCTCAGCATCAGCGGCCTCGCGGGTCGCCTGGATGCGCCAGGCCTGAGCGGTGGCCTCTGCCGATTGCGCCCATGCCGTCGCCGTGGCGCGCTGTTGCGCCTGGCGTTCCTGGGTGGCCGCCGTCGCCGTGGCCTGCTGGGCCTGGGCCGTTGCGGTAGCCATCGCGGCCGAGGCCTCCACCGTAGTCTGCCACGCGGCCGCCGTCGCCGTGGCCTGCTGGGCCTGGGCC